ATACTAGATGCTGACACAATAATTGCTCTCTTGTAAAGTTGAAATTAACGGTTAATAACGTACTTTATTTATAATAAAAAAAATGTGCGGAAACCGAAGTCTTCGCACATTTTACAAATTTATTTATGACAATTATTTATGATGGGGTATCAGGCCAAGGGACATCGTCCAGACTTTCAATTCCTTCTAGAACGTCTGTGATGTTACGTAATTCTTGTCGATAAATTGCCCATGCATCTATTTGATCAGAATCTAGTGGCGAATCCGACACAGTCTGCGTCCAATCAGATGCCATTAATTTTTCGTTTCTTAGTTTTCGCACTTTATCAAAGAATCTATCAGTGTCAAAAGACCATGATGCATTTTCCCAGACATGATACGGAGAAGGAAAGGGGGTTCTGGACTGCCATGAAGATCCGTCCCAATAATAATTTTGAGTGGCTTCATGAGCACTAGCGACATTTAAAGATTCGTCCCAAGACTGAATAGTTATTCCGTTAGAGTCAACCGTCCCATCCACATAATTGTCATCAGAAGAATAAACTTCTATAAGACTAACAATCTGTCCGTGTTGATTGACAAAACATTTTGTATTTGATTTTAACATTTAATTTCCTTCCAAAACTGTTAGGTAGTCATGAGCTAAGGCAGTGCCACCATAGTAATCAATCGTGTTGCCATTCGGATCGTTATTTACTTCTCTTAAATGGAACCCTGTACTTATAGACCAAGTTGAACCCGAACCATCATCCGGTAGAATATTCCAAACCATTGCCATCGTAAATTTACCGCCATCATCGTCAAAGGGATCACTAGGGCTGCTAGGATTTCTAGGATCGGGTCTTGCACCAGAAGGATTTTGATTTAAACCGCCGCCAAATTCACCATAAAATTCTGTATTAGATATAAGGCAGAAAGGTGGGTCATCATTAGCATAATCGGAACCGCCCGCTATAGTTGTACCCTCTTGTATGTACGAACGATCAAAATTTAAAGTGCTTACATTATAAGAATTGACAGTTCCTGCTTGTTGCACTTGTAACAATGGGTACCTACTACTAAATGTGAGGTTTGTATCTGCGGTACCATTTCCATCATATACTTCAAGACCATAGTCTGACGTTTCTGGGGGTGTCACATCTGAGGGTTTTGCAGCGATTAAAAACTCCCACTTACCTGTCATATTGCCATTGACTTTGGATGCCGCATAAATTCTAACTCTTCTAGGTATGTTTGTTTGGGGTGCAATTGGTTCTGCACTAATAGCTAACAAAGTGTCCTGAATTTGTTGTGTTGAACCAACCCCAAGTACGGGTCTTGCAAACACTAAAACTTTTGTGTTGTCGTATCCAATAGGAATATCAAAATCTCCCGTCCAATAAGGACTTGGACTATTAGGACCATCCCAACCATATAGAAAAAAACCGTCAGAAGTCGTGACGTGTTGACCACTCATAAAAGGGTGATTATTAGTTGGAGTAAACTGAGACAATTTGACCAAAGTAGCAGATTGGGTACTGAACTGAACCACTCCCGAACTATTAAATGTTTCTAAACCGTATCCCATTTCAATTACCTATGATATACTGCATAAGAAATATAATCGAAAGAATTTGCACCCGCAAACCATTCGATACGCAAATTTGTTTGAGTTGACATAGACAACTTAACAACTTCTCCTGCAAGTCCATTTTCTGATCCACCAGTTCGTATGGCATAAGATGTTCCCGATCCACTGATAGCAGGAACGGTCACGTTAACCACAGTGGTTCCTGCATATGTAGCCGAACCACTTGCAACCAAAACCAAAGTAGAAGTGTCTACACCTAACCTAGTTTGACCAGACTCATTAAAAATCTCTACGCCGTAACTCATAACGTCAATTTACCAAGTTTAACTCTAGTTGTGTCGTTCGCGTCCTTAATCGTAATCAAGTTTCCTTTGATGTTCATAGACCCGTCGGCGTCAGACGTGGTAACATCTATTTCACCCGTCACTTTTGCATCTGAAAGTTCTACACCTTCAGAAGTAACACTGAACGGAGCAACTCCAGCAGAAGTAGAATCCGCACCTGTAGGTAGAATCTTGAATGTGTCAGCAGTAATTTCAAAGTCCGCTGAAGTACCATTGTTACCGAACTTGATACCCGCAACCTTTGGATTGCTCTCAGTCCCTGCAACAAGATCAATACCCCACGTTGCTGTAGTATTACCTGCCGAGTCAATCAACGCAGTAAGCGTTTCCGTTGCTTGTGAGATATCACTATCAATTTTAGCAACTAAGTCGGTCTGCATTTGGTTGGTAACTGAAGTGATTCGACCATCGACTGTGGTGATCTGACTTTCTAAAGCACTCGTTGCTTCAGCAACCGCTGTCGTTACGTTACCATTCTCATCTGTCACGAAGACATTGTTATTAAGAGTTGTTATGTCCGATGCCAGTGCAGTGACTCTATTTTCAGAAGAATCAAACTCTGTACGAGAAACTAATTCTGATTGCGCATCGGATAAAGCATCAACTCTTGTGTTTAGATCTGAATCAACAACGGCTAGTCCAGTCTGTAAGGTTACAATCTTTGCCGCTTCAATTACTAGTTTGTCGCTATCCGCATTCATGCGAATCGTTAACGTATCTCCTGCCCCTGCCATAGCAGAGTCGATCATCTCTGGAGTAATGTTGATACCGTCCTGAATGAACTGATCTAAGGTAAGTCCTAGAGAGTCGACCGATTCTAGAACTACACTCAGACCATCTGAGTTCACATCAATCCTAGAAGTCAATGCAGAGATTGCAGTGGTGTTAATATCAATTCTTTCATTGGTATCGGAATTGATTAGTAATAGGTCATTTTCAACGCTGTCGATAATACCAGCAAAAGAAACGAGTTGATCGCTGTTCGCCTCGATACGCGAGATGATTGAAGTATTAGCACTGGCAATAGCTGACGCGAGAAGGTCGGAGTCTATTCCACCGAGAACCATACTATCTAAAGAAGCTTGTGTCTGAATGAGCGCTTGAGATAAAACAAGAATCCCAGAGTCGGTATTATCGATACGAGACTCTAATGCAAAGATAGCAGAAGCGTTTGCTTGAATATCAGAATCATTTACGTTTGTATTGATCGTAAACTGCTGAAGGTAATCTTCGTTGATTACTGTTAGGAAATAATTCGAATCTAGGAACGTCTCCATGAAGTTGTTGAAGACCGAAGAATCCAAATAATTATTAATGATGTTATTTGTCTCTCCAGTGTCAACACCGCCAGATAAAGGAATATCTCCCGTCACAATACCATCGAAGTTCTGATTTATTTTCAAAACAGCTGCGTTAATATTGTCCGCAAGATTAACTACTTGTATGTTACTCATTTGCATCACCTGCTAATTTTAAGAGCAAGTCTTTTATTTGACTCATGTCTTCTTTTAATCCTTTGACATCTTTCGTAAGAGATTCTATTTGATTTTGTCTCTCTCGATGTATTCTATCGCGATTTCTTGCGTTTTCTATTTCGGATTTGTTTGTATTTAGTATAGCTCCAGTACGACTGTCTCGTACCAAATTACTATGCCCTTCTACTTTTAAATGTTTATTCATAAGATTTAGTGTTGCGCCACATCGGTACCATGAGTAGAATCGCTGCCTGTACTATCCCCGCTACCACCTGCGCCTGAAGTTTCAGAACTGGTTCCGGAACTTTGCGCTGGAGTCAACTCTCTAGAGATGCGATGGTAGAATATAGCGATGCCTGGATTGCTTTGATCTAATTCTTCTAGAGCGCCCTTGAAATAGGTATATCCATCATTGGCGTCAATAGAAACGATCTGCGTATCATCCAAACCTTGTGTTTGACTTGTGTCATAAGGTTTATAGATACCGTCCCAGTAAATTGAAGCGATATTATATTCTGTCCCTTGATCTACTACCTGAGCGATAGAGAAGTAATATTGCGGAGATGACCTTGAATAGAAGTCTGGTTCAGGTTCTGGCTCCGGTTCTGGCTCCGGTTCTGGCTCTGGTTGTGGTTCAGGTTCTGGTTCCGGTTGTGGTTCAGGTTCTGGTTCCGGTTCTGGTTCCGGTTCTGGTTGTGGTTCTGGTTCAGGACTTGGTGCCGGAGCCGGTGCAGGATTCAAATCGAGATCTACTGGAACACCAAACTTTTGTAGACCACTTGCAGTAATTAATGAAAGTGCACGGAGGTCGGTGATCATCGGAGACTTAGATGAATTATCAGATGTCATAACGATCATGACTTGGAAAACAGTGAACGGATCTGCGTCTAGAGTATACTCGTAATCTCGGAAGATATCTGGATTCTCATCTGTAGGCATCGGCGTGTCGATTTCGATCAACGACCACCCCGCTTCTGAGAACTCATTTTCATCCAGAGAAGTTTTCGCATAAACTTTGAAACCTGCGCCTCTTGCGCGGTTGGCGGCAAAAATGATCTTTAGACCTTCTGACAGTTCATCAATAATCACAGGCGTCGTGATGTGCTGAGTTGCGTTTGAGTTATCAATAACGTTCTCTAGGGCAACAACCGAAACACGCTGTAGGTCAATCACAGGGGATACTTTAGGATCGCCTGTTGTCATACCTAACTTAAACTTTAATGTCTTTTCTGATGAGTTTTCCGATGTGGCAACTACATTTGGTTTAGTGTTGACATTTAAATCATTTAGTGATACACTCTGTACTTTAGATACAGGTGGGTCTTGGGTATAGGAATGCCGTTGATATGCACGACTGCCTCCATAAGAACCCGCCAACGATTTGATTACTGTAGGCTGAATACTTGTGGAGTTAGGAGAGAATGATTGTACTTGAGGAATGTACTGATCATAAACAACCTGTTGAGTTGCAGTGACGTTGTTACCACCACCTTGAGCGGAACTGTTTGCGGATACGGATGTCGTGATAGTATACCCTTGCCACCCAGCATCTTCCACAACAAACGAACCGTTCAACGAAGAAGCTGAAATGCCACCCACATCACTAGAAACGTCGGAGAAAGTAACAAAGTCTCCAGCACTGAATCCATGTCCCTGATGCTGTACTTTGACTTTATTTGAATTCGCAGTAGTTTCGAACGGACTCTGAATTAAAGTGACCTTTGGTAGTTCTGCGTTCTCTAGGTGCAGCACACCCGAAGCGTCAAATTCAGCGCGATCTAATTCAAACATCAAATCCTTTGTTTGGTCTGGAGTCCATGTAGAACCATTTTGCGACATGAACAAAGAACCCAACGTAGGTTGGCGCGAAACTCGTTTCTCACGTGAAGGTCCGATGACAAATTCATAAGTCTGTGCTGTGTAGACATTATATTCTACTGATTCTGCAAGAAGCACTATAGCATATTCTTCGCCTGGTGTCAAGTAAATCGGTTCTTCAAATGTGATTTCAGTCGGAGATTCTTTAACTTCTTCGATATCTGTATTTTCTGTTAACGGGACTACATTGATATTCGATGGATCAACAAACGTTGATGAGCCTGGTAGAACTCGATTAGTAGGTACTCCATTTTCTACTGGTCTAATTTGGACCTGCATAGGGATGACAGAGTCTTTACTCTCTACAAAGACTCGTGCTTTCGTTAAGAAAATTCCATTAGGGTTTTCTACTTGATCAACGAAGAATGTCTGTGCAAGAGGATCGCGCCAGTAAGTTGTTTCTACGACACGCGTTGTACGCATGGTGCGTTGTATGGTTTCAATTGTACCAACTGAAGTGTATCCTGCACGACTGACTGCCGTAGAGTCTTCTTCGTTGTTTACACTGATATCAAGCAACTTAAATTCTTGACGTCCTGTACGGAAGCTAATCTCTGGTGTATTAGGTAAGAAGAACGAACCGATCAACTCACCTTTATCGTCGGTCACTAGAGAACCTTTACCGCCCAACTCTGAAGGATATTCTGTCGCGTTAGCATACTGATTTCCATATTCAGTAGGGTCGTCAGAGAAGTTGACGTAGGTAGACTCTGGTCGCACCCAATCATTTACGTCTTTGTTGCCGAAGAATGCCCACATAGGACTGTTAGGTCTCAACCCTTGAACCCTAAATGAAATTTTGCGTGAACGCATGAACGGAATAATTTCTACGTCTAAGATGCGTTCACCAATAAATTCTTGAATCGTCTTTGATGTGACTTTCGATCTAATTTTATTATTAGGCCGAGAGAAGAAAGTAGGCAAGTATGTTGTGATACGACGTACAACATTCTGCATAATATCTGGAAGTCGTTTCGTCTCTACCCATTCGTCAGAAGACGGAGATAATGTCATGAATCCATTTTGAGTAATTACTGCGAACGGGTTGATGTTGTCTGTTCCGGTCGCTAACAATTGAGAAACTATATTCACATCCGAATGTGGTAGGGTAATAAGGTCTCCTTTCTTAGAGACTTTATTATTCAAGTCAGTCGCATCATACCTTAATCGTACAGAATTTTCAACAAATGACGGTCTTAATAGTCCGTCTGGATCTACCGATGCGCGGTATGCTGGATTATGTACGTCAGAATAGTTTAATGTGCTGAAGTTGTCTGCGATGAAACCTGCCTTAGTACGAGGGTTTCCGTTTGCATCTAATACCTGTAAGACGTTTGTATTAGTCTCAAGGAAGCTTAGCGCAGTCAATTCATATAGAGTCTCTACACGATCAGATAACTTAGAGATATCTTTCATCGTGAATCGACGGTTAGGAATGAATGTACTTACGACATCTGAACGGTCAAATGTATATGCGTTCAAGGTAAACTTGTATAATGGTAGTGATCCTGCGGGAATTTCTGGTTCGCGAGGGTCGATATCAGACTGACCTTGTATAACTTGTAACTCACCAAACCCGATGTCTCCACGACTGTCTGTAGCGTTCACTACAAGAATATCCGTACGCGGTAGGTAGTAATCGACTTCATCAACTATAATTGAGGAGGCGTTCTGCGGTAGCTCGGAAATACTAAAGTTACCATTCGAGAGACGGTCTGGTCTGAAATCTATCACGTCACGTAAAGAGATTGTCTCTCCACTGCTAATTGTGGTATGTGAAGGAATGTCTTCATATTCTAGTCCAGTGTATGAGCTCGCAGCAAAGAATTTGCCACCATCTATACGTTCGTAGTACTCAAAAGAAATTTCTATTGATACGCCAGTTCCGTGTGGGATAGTGTATCCTTCTTTTACAAAAGCTTTTGCGATATCATAATAGTTGTCTCGTTGACCGCCATCTAAATCAAACTGAAATGTGATGTCTGTAGTTGTACCGCCGGCGGTTAGTTGAACAGATGTTATTGAAATCGCGTCGACAATTGACAAAGAAATATGCGTTGTTTCTTGAGTCACATTTATTATTTTCGATCCCGTAGTGACTTTTTTTGTTTTAGGGGAGATAGACTCTTGCTTAAAGTATGCGATCGCATACATCTTATTGTCGTCTAATCCGGAATACGTTGATGTATTATCAGAATTTTCTGTAGGGGTGATTTGAAGAATTGGTCCGTTTACTTCTGAAATTATCCAACTAGAAGATTCAACACCTTCAGTAGTAATTATCCCGCCAACTGGCTGTTCTGTTTTAAATTTTTGTGATGTATAAGAAGCGGATTGAATACTGTTTTGTTCCGGAGATTTATATGGCAATGCGAATAACAGGTCGTTATTAGATGTTCCATATAGTGTGGTGTCAAATGTAAGAGGCGTTTGATCTGAATCTGTATCGAAAGATAAAGGTCTTAGTGGGATATCATTCCCAAATTCATCCTCTAGGTAACGTACACTTGAGAACGGGAATCGGACATTAGTTACGACAGTCTGACCGTCGCTGTCAGTATACTCAATTTTTGACATATTAATGTCAAAGATATACAAACGGTATCCAACGCCATCTCGTTGAACGCCTCTAACATGAGCAGAACCCAAGACTTGAGAAACACCTTGATAAACTCCAAATAGATTAACTAGACCGAACGTGTTTAATTGACCAAACCCTTGAGTACGGTCTGGGTCGATATAGATCCAGTTACCATATACAGCAGGCACCGACTCTAGAGTCTGTGTTCGCGTCTCACGCGCTTTCGGTACGGTGATGTCAGTAGTACCCACCTCTAAACGATATCCGTCTACGTACGCGACACCCTCTGTAACGTCTAAGTTTAGGCTTGTTTCGTCATCCATATCTTCAAAGATTGCTCTGAACTCTTCTACAACATAGTCACCAGATTCTTCTTTGGTGCGTAGAGCTAGTAAGTCGTTGACTCGATTGTAGGCGTCGAACGTGCTGATTTCGCGGGTAATGACACCGTTAACGATACGGGCAACGAATACAAAGTTATCTTCTCCCGCCTGTTCACGCGAAGACGGAATTAGTTTAATCTGATAACGATGTGCGCCTGGGGCGGTTTTATCAGGGATTTCTCCCTGATTATCATACAACTTTTCGTTTTCGCCCTCGGTGATTATTTTCTGTTCAATTTTAAAGCCAAAGTCTACTGTAGGAGTGCCACTATACTTGTCAATAAAAACGCTTTCGGCCGATAAGTAAACAAAATGACCTTGTACAAAGAAATCGCCCGATGAAAAATGTGCTTTAGTTGCCTTTCCAGAAGCAAAAATAACTGAGTCCGAGCCGTCGGGTCCAGTAACGGTCGTATCCGGACCCACGACCATATTAACCCCACCAACCCCATCAGCGAAAGAAAGAATATCTGTCGCATCAACACGGGGCGATTTAGTAGTGTTGGTTACACCTAGAGTGTTTGTGTATTGTACATATAACGTTGCCGGTTCGCCATAAGGGACCAGTTCGCTAGGGGAAACAGGAGCATGTATCTCTAGAATTTTAAATTCTATTTCTCCATTAGTCAACACGTCACCAACGGAAGCGCTTGTAATGTCGCTACTAGGCGTCAACCTGATGTATTCTAGGTTATTGTCAACAGTCGCACCGCCTGGATTGACCATCGCACCTTCTTTGAAGATGTTCTGACCAAATCGCGCAATCTCTTTTTGAATGATTGTTTGTTGTTCGATTAGTTCACGAGCTTGAAGTGCACGACCGGAGTTGTATAGAACACGATAGTAACCGTCATTCGCGTCATAGAAATCGCGGTATGTT